ACGGCAGCATCCCTAAAAACGGCAGCGTGGATGTAAGTAGCAGCAAGGAGGAAAGAAACACCAGGTTGCGCGGCTTCTCCCCCAGAAATACAAGCGCTGAGAACAGCCATGCAGGAACCGCCTGGTTATAAACCCAGAACAGCTGCGTTGTAATGGATGAAAACTGGTAATACTGCGGCCACCATTCCAAATGGGGTTCGCCAAAAATCTGAAACGGATCTGCCGTACCGAGCAGCACGCCAAGTGCATCCGGCGCGCTGAAAAAAACCAGCCGCGGGCGATACCCGCTATGTGATTCTGTACATAGATATATCGCTTTTAAGTCCAAAGAAGAAGAAAACGAAGACGATGCGCAGATTAAACGCGAAAAAGAAGCAGCAGATGCCGCTTATAAAGAAGCCAAAGTGAAAATTGTCGAAATGGAAGTTGCTGAACTGCAAGGCAAACTGCATCGCAGTGAAGATGTCGCCGCATTGACAGAAGATTTGATTTATACCATTCGCGGCGCATTGCTGTCGCTCCCCGGACGGCTTGCCATGGATACCGCGTCAGCTGCGACACCTGCGGAAGCCGCAGAAATTATCCGTAAAGAAGTCTATGCGCTGATGCAGGAACTTTCCCACTACCAATATGATCCGGCAAAATATGAAGAACGTGTTCGCCAGCGGCGCGATTGGGAATTAGATGAGGATGAACCGGATGAAACCCCGCCATGAAATTAAAAAGCTGAATACGGTTGTCCGGAAACTGCTTACCGGTCTGAAGCCGCCAGAAGATTTAACTGTAACCGAATGGGCAGAACAGAAACGCTATTTATCCACCGAAAGCAGTGCGGAACCTGGCTTATGGCACACCAGCCGCACACCTTATCTGAAAGAACCCATGGATGCTTTCACAGATCCAAAAGTACGCAGGATTGTTATGGTGGCGGCATCCCAGGTCGGCAAATCGGAATTTGAAATGAACGCCATTGGCTATATCATTGACCAAGATCCCGGCAGCATCCTTTTTGTGCATCCAACAACCATTGACGCGAAAGAATTTTCCAAGCTGCGGATTGCGCCAATGATCCGGGACTGTCCTTCCCTGCGCAAAAAAGTGGTTGCGCCTAAGAGCCGTGACAGCGGCAATACTGTTCTGCAAAAGACCTATCCCGGCGGCATTTTGACATTATGCGGTTCTACAGAAGCTCATGCACTTGCATCAAAACCTATCCGTTATGTTTTGGGTGACGAACGTGACCGCTGGGCATTATCGGCCGGCAACGAAGGCGACCCATGGGAACTTGCCATGGCACGCCAAACCACATTTTATAATGCAAAAGCTGTGGAAGTCAGCACACCTACTATCAAAAACGCCAGTGCCATTGAAGCATCTTACCATGAAGGTACCATGGAACGGTGGAAATCGCAATGTCCACATTGTGGGGAATACCATGAAATCTGCCGTGAAAATATCAAATATGAATATGAAACTTATGAAGTACATCATAAAAAGACTTATAAAATCACAGAAATCTATTATGTTTGTCCCGGCTGCGGCTGCATTTCCGATGAATCTACCATGAAGCGCCAGCCCGCACGCTGGCAAGCCGATAACCCAAATGCGCAAGGTGTTCGGTCTTTCTGGCTGAATGCTTTTGTATCCCAATGGGCAAGTTGGGAATCCATCATTTTGAAATACCTAAACGCGACCGGCAGCACTCGGAAAATGCAGGTTGTGTATAACACCTGCTTTGGCGAACTTTGGGAAGATCGCGGGGATACACAGGATGAGGACAGTATGCTTGCGCGGCGTGAGGACTACGGCAAAAATGCGGACGGCACACCCACAGAACTCCCTGACGGTGTTCTTGTGCTGACTGCCGGGCTTGATACCCAAAACAACCGCATGGAATATGAAGTTGTCGGGCATGGATATCAGGGCGAAACCTGGGGCATTGAAAAAGGTGTCGTCATGGGCAGACCAAATGACCCTGAAACCTGGGCAAAACTTGACGAAATGGTGTTTGACCGTGTATTTCGTTTCAAAGACAGCATTGGGCTGCGCGTGTCCATGTCTTTTGTGGATGAAGGTGGGCAATTCGCTCAACACATCCGCCTGAATTGCCAGGAACGTATCGGTAAAAAGGTATTCTGTATCAAAGGATTTGGCGGACAGGATAAACCATACACTTCCCCGCCAAAGCAAATGCGTATTTTAATTGATAAACGTATGCTTGGCACTTGCTGGCAGTATCAGCTTGGCGTAGACTCCGGAAAGCAGCTGATTATGGACAATCTGAAAGTAAAGAAACCCGGTTCAAAATACTGTCATTTTCCAAAGAGGGATGACTATGGGCCAGGCTACTTTGCCGGGCTGCTGTCCGAGCGGCTGGAACATGACCCAGCGAAAAGGCAGCCGTGGGTATGGAAGAAGATCCCCGGACATGACCGCAATGAGGCGCTGGACTGCCGTAACTATGCGCTGGCGGCGTTCAAAGCCCTGCCTGCGAATCTGGAGGAAATCGACCGGCGGCTGAAAATCGCCCGTGGGAGAGCGGTTCCGGCGGACAATACGGCGGCGCAGGCGGAAATCCAGCCCGCAAAGCGTACCGGCGCCCGGAAACAGGGCTCCGCGCTGGACAGATATTATGATGATTGGTAAGGTGATTTTATGGCAGACAGAACCGAGCTGCGGGCGCGGCTTGCCTTTTGGCAGGAGGCGCTTGCAAAGCTGCGCAAGGCATACCTTGCCCTGTTGGACGGCGGCGTAAAAAGCTACCGTTTAGACGATATGGAGCTGACACGGCTGGATTTGAGTTCACTAATAAAGCGTATTGAGGAAGCGGAAGCCAAAGTGGACGAGCTGACTGCACAGCTGGAAGGGCAAGGCCCACGCCGGGCGTTTGCCGTGCTTCCGCGCGACTTGTAGGTGGGCAAATATGTATCAGGACAAAAGAACCGGACTGCTCCTGCCAGACAGTGCCCGCCAAAAGGCGAGCGGCTACAGCGATGCCGGGGCCAGCCTGATCCGCCGGGCGCTGAAAGGGTTCCAGGCGCGGAGCGGTTCGCCGAACGAGGATATCAACTGGAATACCGCGACACTCCGCCAGCGTGGCCGGATGCTTTACATGGGAGCGCCGCTTGCGACCTCCGCCGTAAATACAAACCGCACGAAAGTGGTTGGTGTTGGCTTATCTTTGAAAAGCGCGGTAAACCGGGAGCTTTTAGGGCTGTCCCCGAAATCCGCCAAGGAATGGCAGAAGCGGACAGAAGCCGAGTTCCGGCTTTGGGCGGGCCGCAAACAGTATTGTGATGCAATCGGGATGAATAATTTTGATTCCCTGCAACAGCTTGCCCTTGTATCCTGGCTGATGTCGGGGGATGTATTCGCGGTGCTGAAACGCTATCCGGTTACACGGAACAGCCCCTATTCCCTGCGTATCCATTTGGTGGAAGCCGACCGCGTCAGCACGCCGGATACCATGGGCGGGCTGACCGGCTGGCCCGGCATTACCGATGGCCGGAATGACCAGACCGGGAACCAGATATTTGACGGCGTTGAAGTTGACGGGAACGGCATGGTCGTTGCCTATCACATCCGCAATACATACCCGTGGCAGCTCACCTTTGCCGAATCTACGGTATGGGCGCGTGTAGAGGCCTACGGGAAGCGGCTGGGCCTGCCCAATATCCTGCATATTATGAGCAGCGAACGCCCGGACCAGTACCGTGGCGTGACCTATCTGGCACAGGTGATCGAGCCGCTTTTGCAGCTGCGCCGCTATACCGAATCCGAGCTGATGGCAGCGCTGATACAGAGCTTTTTTACCGCATGGATCGTCACAAAGACGGACCCAAGCGGCCTGCCGTTCAACCAAATAGGGGATGGTATCGCGGGCGTACCGGGCGCAAATCCCGCAACGCATAAAACCCCATTTGACCCGAATGAGTATCAAATGGGGCCGGGTGAAGTGTTTCATTTGCCGCCGGGGGAAAGTATCGAATTCGGCAATCCCAATATCCCGACTGCGGGATTTGAGGCGTTTGTAAAGACGTTCTGTAAGCTGATCGGCGCGGGCTTGGCATTCCCTATGACGTGCTTATCAAGGAATATAACTCCTCTTATTCGTCCGCGCGTGCCGCGCTGCTGGACGCATGGGAGGAGTTTCGTATGCGCCGGGTGTGGTTTGTGGATGATTTTTGCCAGCCGGTTTATGAGGTTTGGCTTTCGGAAGCCGTAGCCCGGGGACGTATCAAAGCGCCTGGCTTTTTTGATGACCCGCTGATCCGTGCCGCATGGTGCGGGGCGCGGTGGATCGGGCCGGTACAGGGCAGCCTTGAACCGCTCAAGGAAGTGAAAGCGGCAGTCCTGCAAATCCAGCACGGATTAAAGACCCACGAGCAGGTCACGCGTGAAACCGGCGGGGGCGACTGGGATGAAAACGTGGAGCAGCTGGCCGCAGAGAATGCCAGGCTGGCAGCGGCGGGCGGCGGCGGAATCCGCATGGAGGTTGACCCGAACGAAAAGGATGAGAACGAAGGGGGAGAAAACGAGTGAGTTTTTGGGATAAATTCCGAGGAAAGGCCAGGCCGGAGGCCCGGGGTGCGCCGGAGCGGTGCTATGCAATGTCCATGCAGAGTGACGGCAGTGCGGAAATCACGATGTATGGGGAGGTTGTCAAAACCCATCCAACGCACTGGTGGACGGGGAAGCTGTTGGAGGGCGATTATATTGCGCAGGATGATTTTCTGCGTGATTTGGAAAACCTGTCTGGCGCAAGGTTTCTCACGATCCGGATGGACAGTGTCGGCGGGGATGCACTGGTTGGCATGGTGATCCATAACCGGCTGCGGGAGCTGTCCGGGAAGGGCGTGCGGCTGACGTGTATTGTGGACGGCGCGGCAATGTCCGCAGCGTCCATGATCATGTGCGCCTGCGATATTGTGAAAATCAACCCTTCCAGTCTCGTGATGGTGCACCGGTGCTGGAGCTCGCTTTGGGGCAGCTACAACGCGGACGACCTGCGGGAAATTACCGCAAAGCACGATGCTTATGACCGGGCGGCAGTGGCGGCATATCAGCGCCGGACAAAACTTTCCGAAGAAGAACTGCTGCGCATGATGAGTGAAACCACTTATTTAACCGGTGCGGAAGCGGTTGAAAAGGGCTTTGCAGATGAGCTGATTCAAGATGCGGAGCCGCTTGAAATTGCCGCCAGTGCCGATGGCCGCTTCCTGTTGGCTGGCGGGCGGCGGCTGCATCTTGCACCGGGGATGATTGCCCCTGGTATGTTTCCCGTGGCTGGGACAGAGGCACAAACACCGGCGCAGTCCGGTGAAGAGGATGGAGGAAATACGATGGCAAAAAACCTTGAAGAACTGCGGCAGGAAAACCCCGTGCTTGCGGCGCAGCTGATGGCGGAAGCGCAGGCTTCTGTTCTTGCGTTTGGAGCAGCACCCATTCCCGGTACGCCCGCCGCGTCTGCGGTACCTGCATTGCAGACGGCCCCGGCGGCGCAGGATTCCGGCACACCGGATCAGGTGCAGGCCGAACGGCTGCGGCTTCAGGAAATTGATAAACTTGCGGGCCTGTTCGATGCGGAAACCATTAACGCCGCCAAATACGGCGAGCATCCCTGTACTGCACAGGAAATGGTCTATCAGGCGGCGCAAAAGGCCGCGCAGCAGGGGCGGCAGTTCCTGGCCGCATTGGAGGCGGATACGGCTGCATCCGGGGCGCGGGACGTAAACGCAGCCGACGGCGCGGGCGGCGGCGCTACCAGCGGGGCAGAAACCCCGCAGATGATTGCCGCACAGGCCAAAGCGGACGCAAGGGCATTCAATGAACGGAAAAAGGAGGTCAGATAATCATGTCTGAAAATCTGGTGCGTAAGGTTGGCGGGCGCGGACAGGATAACCTGATTGCAGGGCTGTTCCCCCGCGCCTTTACTACGGGCATAAAAATTGCGGCCGGGGCTGGTATGTTGGAGCGCGGCACAGTGCTGTCCGCCAAAGAGGACGGGACCTGTGAAACCATGGCGGCAGGCGGCAGCCCGGCCTATATCCTGGCGGCCCCTGTGGATGCTTCCGGGACGGCGGCTGTGGCCGCTGTTGCCTACCGCAGCGGGAATTTCAATCCCCGTGCGGTCATGGTTCATGAGGGCTATTCCCTGACCGCTGCCGATAAGGATACACTGCGCAAATACGATATCATTTTTACGGATATGTTGGAGGATTGAGCAATGGACATTTATGATACTTTGTACATGCTGGCAGCGATTGAGGAACTGACCCCCGAACCGACTTTTTTCAA